AACAGGTATTGATGACAAATGCCCAGCATAACGTGCAATAGCAGAAGCTGGTCTAGAAATAACACCTTGACCATATTCGTCTGAACTTTGTACAGATGCTGAAACAGTTGGTCCTGCAATCTCTAATTCAGTAGCCCAAGCATACACTTGTATAGTGCAGTCTGTACCTGAGACAGAATTGGCATTAGAGAGCGGGAAATTGAGACTATCAATAGAAACTGTACCCATATCCTCAAATTCTTTTGCAACAGTAGCATTCAACCAATTTTTAGGCCAAAAGAAAGGTAATGTTAATTCACAACCTTGAGATACTTGTGGATAAATATATGCACAAGGTCTCTGACTCTTGGCCATCAATTCTTGGCGCTCCAAACCTACACCTGTATTAGTAGGACAAGGTTCAAATGAATCATTAGTTGCTAAGTTAGAGAGTGGTCTGTAAGAAACTAAAGCACTACTATAATAAAAAGGAGAAGCATTAATAACAAACTTAAGATGTAAATTACATCTAAGTAAATAGTAATTATCCAATTTATTCTTAACAAATGTATCAGAAAAATAATCCAACCATGGTGAAAAAGAAACATTAATAGTAGAGTTCTCTGTCCAAGTATAAGTTTGAATGAGAACAGGTCTCTTAAGAAAATCTCCTAATTCAACATTGGATGAACCATCAAGTTGCATTGATTCCATTGATATGGGCATATCAGTACCCAATGAACCAGCAGCATCCATAAATTCTACATTCTGTTCTTGAGTAGTTGCCATAGTAACTGGAGTTTCATCCGAGGACTGTATCCTGATCTCAGTATACTCCGGATACCAATCACTATTTTCAACAAGACAAAAATCATCTTTATTAATCTGATTAAGTTCAACACTTTTCTCTTTAATACAAGAACACTGACATGTAGGTACTAAACCAAGTACCTTCTGGGTAATCTTTCGCAGATTACGCGCGTTGGCTCGTTTACTCGGACGGCCCGCCTTTGTTTTCGTGTTATTAACAAGTTTTAAGATATAAAAGCTAGTTAGGCTAATATAAATTGATGTTATAAAGCAGAACATCGAACTGCATCTAATTGTTTAACGTCCCTAGACAAGGACGGGAGGAGCCTATAAGCTCCGTCCTTTTGAGGCGTCTATAAAACGCTCCACATATTGGTCCCATGTGAGAAAGGTATTTTCTTCAATATACTCTTCCATCCCACACTCCAATAAACAATTGTATAGCAGTGTCCGCTTCTCCTCAAAGAATTCCTTACCTCGGAAAAAATAATCTTGCATTACAGAAGTTACAATATCAACAGCCTGTTTACCAGGACAAACTGATTTTGAATATGTCCAAACCATAAGACTCTTTTCAGAAGACTCTAATTCGAGTGGTGCAAAACAAAAGCCTGTAGTGTCGTCAAATCTAAATGATCGCTTCAAAAATGAAGCATCATCTATATGAATATATGGAACACTCTCAGCTTCTTTATCTGCCATAGTGTAACCCAAACCATATTCAGCAAAGAGTTGAGAAATAGTCGTATGGTTATACCAATTACATCTATCAGAAACACCAAGAAGATTATCATCACCATATGTTATAAGACTAACATTCTGTTTAAAATTGTCTACTCTACTCTCAGGGTTAAGCTCATAGTAAGCATAACGCATATATAGACAATTAACGAGACCATTAATTATAACAGTGAGTGCATGACCTGATGGGTTACCTCCATAAAATTGAAGAAGGTCACCATTAACATCAGTCATAGCGTAAGCTGTATCAACAGCTATACCATCAATAATCTTGAGATCCTCATCAGAGTAATTACCAGAAAGAATACATACATGTTTAAGTATGTCAAAAGCTTTAAGAATGAATTTTGCGGGCATAGTCTTATCAAACTTACGATAATCACCAGCCACTATTCTATCTGCACCATGTTGTGTTATATAATCATATAACTCACCCCAATCAGAAGATTGAGCTATAATACCAGGTGCACTTTCGAATAGTAATTTATTTCTTTGAACAAAGCGTATTGTAGTAAGTAGAAACATTCTAGTGACAATAGTCAAATCCATAGGAGCTCCACTAAATAAACGAGTCTTTTTCTCCTTCATTTTTGCAAAGGTAACAGCTTCATCTTTAAGGTGAGCCATATAGACACTACTAGATCGTTTACCGTCTTTGTAGCAATCAATAATATGCTGACATCTATCCTTGATCTCATCTGTTACATCAACTGGATCTTGAAGATCATGCTGTGGCTCGATAGGGAACATATATCTACTCTTTGTAGTGTTCCACGGAAATCCAGCACTGGTATTCCTATTGATCTTGTCAATAAATTGCACAGAAGCTGCTCCATTTATAGAAGTAAATAGATCTA